GTGAAGATGAAGAACTGGAAAGCAACAGCAAGAAGATGGATGAACAACACTAAACAAGACAAATCACATGAGCAAAGAATTGGCCGTATCGCACAAGATGACATTCAGTCGTTCATTAACAGACATTGAGCAGCACTTTGTGGACTGTCTGCATGAACAGAGAATCCATGAGATGCCTGATGGTGACTTCAGAAAGCTCATAGTGCAAGCTTGCATATTGAATGGAGTCAAAGACTTGCCATCTGATTTGGAAGTCAATCTTCTCTTTGATGTTGTCACTGATGAATTCAGAGAGGTTGGAAGCAAAGCATGGCTCACAGCTTTCAAATGGAATGCCATTGGCAAAGAGTGGGAAAGAAAAGAGCACTTCAATTCATTCTCTATCCAATATATGAGTGATGTCTTGCTCGCTTATCGTGAGTACAAGCAGAAGCATTGGAAGAATATCAATTCAGCCATCAGGTATGAAGCTCTTCCTCCAGCACAGACTGAATATGATCCTATCCAGATTCTTGAAGCTCATGTTGAACTTGCACGAAAGAAGCAATGGACAGTCATTGAAATCACTGGAGCTATCAATGCACGAGAGCTATTCAAGAAAGGCTATTATACAAAAGATATGTGGTCTGATGAGCAATGGAAGCAATGGAGGGAGAAGGCTGAGAAGGTGACTCAATATGAATGGCGAGAGAATAGGAAGAGAAGGCAATTTGATGAGGAGGGATTCACATTTGCTGTAAATCAAAAAGTAGGTGACTATGTTTACAAATCCATTTTAGATTCAAAAATATGAAATTCATAGTAATATTAAAATACAAAAGTGAAATAAAGGAAGAAAAAATATTTGATGATTACAACAGCGCTAGAGATTATGCATTTTTAACTAAACACCAAATTGATGAATTCGAAATACTTGCACACATTGAAACCTAAAAACTAAAAACAATGGAGAAGAAACAAAGTAGTGTTGATTTGATATTAAACGCTTTCAACCTATTATCAGATTCAGACTTCAAAGCGTGGATGCTAAATAATTATGATGTTATCAAAGCAATGCACAAGGAGGAGATTAAAGATGCTGTTAATTCTTGTGGATATATAGGTGGAGCAACAGAAGAAGAAACAGAACATTACTACAACGAAACATTTGGAGGTAACAATGAGTAAAACTTTAGAATCAGTTATCTCTGACTTAAAAAGCAGAGAGGAGAAAGGCATTCAGACTTATGGAGGCACAGTAGACCAGGCGAACTTAACAAAAGAGCAATGGCTACAGCATGCCTATGAAGAAGCTTTAGACCTTTGTATCTATCTCAAAAAGTTAATGGCATGAGACATGGATCACTTTTTTCAGGTATTGGTGGCTTTGACTTAGCCGCTGAATGGATGGGATGGGAGAATGTATTTCACTGCGAATGGATGCCATTCCCAAGACAAATTTTAAACTATTATTGGCCTAATGCAAAAACTTATGAAGACATTACAAAAACAGATTTCACTATTCACCGAGGATCAATTGACATCCTCACAGGTGGATTCCCCTGCCAACCATACTCATCAGCTGGGAAGCGACTTGGGAAAGAGGACGAGCGACACCTCTGGCCGCATATGCTCCGAGCAATTTCAGAGATTAAGCCAACCTACGTTGTGGGCGAAAATGTTCGTGGACTTACTAATTGGTCAGGAGGGTTGGTCTTCGAAGAGGTGTGCGCTGACTTGGAAAGTCAAGGGTACGAAGTACAACCGATACTATTGCCAGCTTGTTCCGTCGGTGCCCCGCACCGCAGAGACCGAATCTGGTTTATTGCCTACTCCAAATGCTTCGGAGGGAGAGAAAGGAGCAAAGACGTACAATCTGAATTCACAAATGGGGAGAGGGTTATCAGCAATGGCAGGCAGCGGAATGCTTCCAACTCCAACAGTATTCGACAGCACGAATGCGAGTGCCACAATGAAAAGCTCACAAGTGAAGCAGGGATCAATGCACAGCATGACATTACCAAGAATGTTGAGAATGGGACTGCTTTCAACTCCAACAGTCAGCGACTCAAAGGGAGCATATCCACCGACATCATTGGACAACTATCCAATGAGAAGAATCAGCATGAAATCAATTTATTGCCAGTTGGAAGAAGGAGAGAAGAATTATCATTCGAAAGATTCCCAACTCAATCCCCGATTTGTGGCGGAGATGATGGGCTTCCCACCGAACTGGACGGAATTACCTTTCCTAAATGGAGAGCAGAATCAATAAAGGGTTATGGTAACGCTATTGTTCCACAAGTGGCATATCAGATATTCAAAGTTATTCAGCACATGGAAGATGTCAGAACTAATCAACTGACTATCTTTGATGCTATCCAAAAATAAAATAAATTCCACTTACTAAATATGTGGCCATTCAAGAACAAAGAGAAGAAAGAAGACATGGCAAAGCTCTCTGAATTACAGCCTGAGCTTGTCAGCACATTTGTTGTGCAGTGGAATTTTAATGAAGAGATAGGTGACAATGAGGAGCTCTTTGCAGCGGATGTGCCATTCTGCTTCAATGGAAGAGCAGCAGTTGCTATTCAGGCAGATGTGGAATTCTTGAGCAATGGAAAATATCATGTAGGCAAAAAGACACAGCTATTCTTGCAAGGATCAGTACATCCAATCATCATAGATGTGCCATTCAATGAATTTAAAAAGCATTGGCAAGAGATACAAACCAACATCATCATCAATGACCAGCTACAGAGAAGGTAGAAATACCATAGTTACAACAAGTCAGAATGGACAGAGATTTGCTCTGATGTCAGACTTGCATTGGGACAATCCACACTGCGACAGAAAGCTTCTCAAGAATCATCTTGACAAGTGCTTGAATGAGAATATCATGATCGGATTGAATGGAGACACATTCTGCATGATGCAAGGCAAATATGATCCACGAAGAAGCAAGAATGACATTCTTCCAGAACACAATAAAGCAAACTACCTTGATGCTGTTGTAGACACAGCCATTGAATTCTTTGCTCCTTATGCTCATCTCATTGTGTTTGTGGGATATGGCAATCATGAGACAGCCATTCTGAAGAATTGTGAGACAGATGTCATTGAGAGATTTGTCAGTGGTTTGAATAGAGCAGCAAAAGCAAATGTGCTTGTTGGTGGATATGGTGGTTGGTGGATTCATAGAGTGCAGAAAGGCAGAGCTGTGGCACTATTCAAAATCAAATACTATCATGGATCAGGTGGTGGGGGTGTTGTTACTAAGGGAGTGATTCAAAATAATAGAATGCAAGTGATGATTGAGGGAGCTGACTGCATCTGGAGTGGTCATGTGCATGAACTTTATCATCATGCTGACATGGCTGAATGTGTTATTCATAGTGGTAAGGGTGGATTCAGAATTGATACTAAATATATTCACCATATCAGAACAGCAAGCTACAAAGAAGAATATGATGAGGGATTCATGGGATTCCATGTGGAGAGAATGAGACCTCCTAAGCCATTGGGATGCTATGAGATGCAACTTAATTTGAACAGAATCAGAAAGCCTGTTGATTCACTGCAAGTTGTGCCTAATTTTGTTCAATGGAGAGACAAATAGATTGGCACTTTAAACCACTTCCAAGACAAGCAGAAGCTCTGCAATATCTATCCAATGCCAGCTCAGTCAATTATGTGCTCTATGGAGGAGCAGCTGGAGGTGGAAAGACAATGCTTGGATGCACTTGGCAAATCCTGAGGAGACTCAAATATCCCGGCACAAGAGGACTCATAGGCAGAGCCAAGCTTGACACATTAAAAAAGACAACTGTTGCAACTTTTTTAGAGGTTGCTAATATGATTGGTCTTGTCGCTGGCAAAGATTTCACATACAATCAGCAGTCACATATCATTAAATTTATGAATGGTAGTGAGATTATTCTTGCTGACTTATTCTTGTATCCATCTGATCCATACATGACTGACTTGGGAGGTCTTGAAATCACAGACTTCCTGATTGATGAAGCAGCAGAGGTGAGTGAGAAAGCTTTTAACATTGTGAGCTCAAGGGTGAGATACAAACTCAATGAATTCAATCTTGTTCCAAAGGGACTCATCACATGCAATCCAGCAAAGAACTGGATATACAATCAATTCTATTTGCCACACAAGAACAATGTATTGCCTGAATACAAAGCATTCGTTCAAGCTCTTCCCGGTGACAACTTACATCTTCCATCTGCTTATGTTCAGAGCTTGACAAGACTGCCTGAAGTAGACAGAAAGAGACTGCTTGAAGGCGATTGGGAATATGACAATTCAGCAGATAGATTGTATCAATATGAAGAGCTCATGAGATGCTTCAGGGAAGTAACTGAGCAAGGAAAAGAAATGTATCTGACTGGTGACATAGCTCGCTTGGGTAAAGATAGGACAGTGCTTTGTGTATGGAATGGATTGAACTGCATTGATATTGTTGTGTTGTCTCAAAAGCGAATTGATGAGACAAAGAGAGAGGTGCAGAGATTGATGAGTCAATACAACATCAAGTTGTCCAATGTGCTTGTGGATGAGGATGGGGTGGGGGGAGGATTGGTTGATTCTTTACGATGCCGAGGATTCCAGAATGGAAGTAAAGCTGTGAGAGGCAGTCAATATCAAAATCTGAAGGCAGACTGCTACTTCAAATTGGGAGAGCTTATAGACAAGAATCAAATCATCTTACCTATCAGATATCAAGAAGATATAGTGAAGGAGCTTGAGCTGATTAGAAGAGTCAATCCAGATGCAGATGGCAAATTGAAAGTGACAAGCAAAGAGACAATATCACAACGCACAGGAGGACTCTCTCCTGACTTCGCTGATGCTATAATGATGAGAGCTTACTTTGATCTTGTGCCTAACTACAACAAATATGCATTCATTTAAGTTGGTTACAAATTGTAACAATTAAGAACGCAGTGCATTCGTTATAGGTTGGGGATTATTATCAACGATAAGCCTGATTCTGATGACAATTAGCTACAATCAAACATTTGCCAGTAGGAGTGGTTTATTGTCTTTTGTTAGTTGTCGCAAAAATCTACTATACTTGCGACACAGAAAACTTGATATTTATAATCCTAAAAAGTGTAAAATTTCACACTTATTGGTAATTAAAAGTGTGATAATTCATGCACTATGTTACCCATAAGGGTATAATGACTGAGAAATCATAAATTATTGTACCTTCTGAGGTACAAAAAAGCAGCTATTTATCCCATATATGACAAGTTATCTAGTAACATTTTTACATATAAATTTGTTACGAACAAAAAGAGCCAGCTGGTAGTAGCTGACTCTCTCTGCAATCTAAATCAAACCGTTGTTTGACAACTAACATGACGTGACAAATATAGCTGTTCATTTCATTTGTTGAAAAGATAGTTATCAAAACTGAAGCAGTTGAAATTCAATAAACTATTTTTACCACATGAAAACATTTCAATTCATTCATCCAGTCACAGCAGAGGTATTCAATGTGAAAGGCAAGAGACTCTTTGATGAAGGAGCTTTGTGGTTGGTGAAAATCAATAGTCAGATAGTTGGCATATTCACAAAAGACTATTCAGTTGTGATTCATGAAGCATGAGGAAAGCAAAATACAAGAGGCTGTTGTC